TATTCCTGTGTTGCCGATGTTCTCCGTGCCTTTCAATGCCACGGTGCAGGTCATATCCTACATGAGGTTATGAAAAATCCTCAATTAAAACAAGAGCTTAGAGTGTTGTTTCCAAGCAACAAGTAGCCTTGACATTCCTAGTGGTTCGTGTATAATGGTTGTATATTAATTAGAAAGTCTATATGGCATTTACAGTAGAATCAAAATCACAATTAGCAAAATTACTTGCCACCGAAAATTTAACTATTGAGCACCAGAAGCTCAGTACCGCAAAATTCGACCCTAAGAATCGTATTCTATATTGTCCAATCTGGCAAGATATGTCAGGTGCATTATATGATTTGCTTATGGGACATGAAGTTGGTCATGCACTCTATACACCTGCTGAAGGTTGGCATGATGCTGTTTCCACTCTTGGTAAAAAATACAAAGGCTTCTTGAATGTAGTTGAAGATGCTCGTATTGAGAAAAAAGTAAAGCGTAAGTTTCCTGGTATTCGTACCTCATTCGTCAAAGGTTATCAAAATCTTTTAGACCGTGATTTCTTTGGTATTAAAAACCGTGACGTTAATACAATGTCATTTATTGACCGATTGAATATCTACACCAAATCGGCAGGCAATACTAAAGTATCATTTTCTCCTGAAGAAATAAAATTGGTTAATCAAGTTGAAGCTTGTGAAACATGGGAAGATGTTTTACGGGTTACTAAAGCAGTATTTGAATATTCAAAAAATGAACAGTTTGAAACCATGCAACAAGCACTTTCTTCCATGGTTGAATCACAATCAGGTGATGATGGTGATGGTGAAGATTATGAAACCTCCGATTCTGATTATGATGGTGAATCTGAAGAAGATGGCGAAGGCGAAGGTTATTCAGATGATGAAGATACCGACACCGATGGTAAAGGTGAAGAACAAGGTGAAAAATCAGAATCAAAATCCAATAATGATGGTGATGACGGCGAAGGCGAAGAAGGTGAAGAAAACGGTAATCAATTAAACCGTGATAAAGATTCTAAAGCTTCTGATTATGACCAGTTTGAACCTAGTTGTGAAACAGATGAAAACTTCCGTAAGAATGAAACCAGTTTGTTATCGGCAGAATCCAAAAATTATGTTTATGGTAAAATTCCTCAACCTAATCTTGATGCTATCGTAACGCCTGCTAAACGGGTTCAAGAAATTCTAAGTAAATATTACTTTGATAAAACCTCTGAGCGTAGGTCTGAAGGCTTTGAGAAACAATATACTGAAAAAGTAAGAGAGTTCAAATCAAAGAATGACCGTTACATTGGTTTGTTGGCAAAAGAATTTGAAATGAAGAAAGCTGCTCGTGCTTATGCGAAGGCTAAAATATCTAATACTGGTGATATTGATATCAATCGTTTATACAAATATCAAGTAGAAGATAATATCTTTAAAAAGATGATGAAAATACCTAAGGGTAAATCTCATGGTCTAGTATTATTGCTTGACCGCTCTGGTTCTATGTCCCGTAATATGTCAGGTTCTATTGAGCAGATTTTGGTTCTTACAATGTTCTGCCGTAAAGTGAATATTCCATTTGTAGTATATGGCTTTGGTGATGCTACTGATGGTCGTCATGTGGATTATCCTGACCAAAAAGTTGAAAGAAGTTTTACTCCTGAATTAAATGAGTTTGCATGGGAAACAGTATTTCTCCGTGAGTATTTGAATTCTAAAATGAGTAATATGGAATACAATAACTCAATCCGTAATATGATTGCTTTGCGTGATTCATATGCCGAGAATTCTCGTGGTCGTTATGGCATTGGTCGTCCTTATGCTGAATCTCTTGGTAATACTCCTTTGATTCAGGCGATGGTTGCTCTTGAACCAATTACTCAAAAGTTCCGTAAAGTGAATAACCTTGATTTGGTTAATCTTGTGGTTGTCCATGACGGCGATGCTGATAATAGCAATACAGTAATGCAAGAACGGGAAGCATATGGTTGGGAAAGTAAAGGTCAAACAGTTGTGCGTCCTTCTTCTTTTAATCCAAAAACTGATAATGTGTATATCAAAGACCGTGATTCTAAATTACAAGTTAAAGTAGAATCCTGTATCAATGATAGTTATTATAATGTAGAAGATGGTTTGCGTGTTGGTATTTTTGACTGGTACAAAGCAAAGACTGGTGCCAAGATTTTTGGTTTCTTTATTGCAGGCCAAAGCCGTGATGTTCGTAACGGCATTACCAACAAATATATTGACAAACAAGGTCGCACAGTTCGTGAGCAAGTATATGGTGTTGATGCTAATGCTCGTTACATTCAAATACACAAATCTGAGTATGTTAAAGGTTTGGCTAAACAATTACAAAGTGAAAAATTCTTGCAATCTTACAATAAAGGTTATGATACATTCTTTATTTTGCCTGGTGGTAATGAATTGCAAATTGAAGATGAAGAATTGGTTGTGAATGGTGTCGTTACGGCAAGCAAGTTGAAAACGGCATTTATGAAAATGAATAAAAAAAAGGCAGTTAGCCGTGTTATGGTGTCTAGGTTCATTGATGGTATTGCGACCTAATGCTGTTGTTTCCATACAACAGCTGGTTGACAATATTTGTGGATTATGATATAATGGTGGTATCTAGTGAAAAATGGAAAGGTAGTTTATATTATGCGTAATAATCGTGTTGAGTTAAAAGAAAAGTTTAGTGCTATGTTGGTTGCTACTGGCAAAAGCACAGTTACAAAATCAGAGATTAAAACTATTTGTGCTAAATTAGGTATTTCAGGCGCACAATGGTTTACTAAAGATGAATCAAATCGTGTCGGTCGTGGTCTATATAAAGTGCCAGGTTTGGCAACATCGGCACCAGTTGCTGAAACAATTGATATGTCAGCACAGGTTATGAAAATGCCAGAGAAAAAAATTATACCAAGTAGCGGTAACCGAATTACTAATGTCGTTACCGACCTTGAAACGGAGAATTTGGTTCCTGCCGTTTACAAAAATTATGTGCCGTTTGGTAACTTTGATGACTTGCTTTCTATTATTGCAAGTAAAAAATTCTATCCTATCTTTATTACTGGTCATTCAGGTAATGGTAAAACAATGTCTGCTGAACAGGCTTGTGCTAAACTAGGTCGTAAATTTGTTTGCGTATCAATGACACCAGAAACCGATGAATCAGATTTACTTGGTAACTTTGTGCTTATCAACGGTCAAATGGAATGGCGAGATGGCCCCGTTACCGTAGCTGCTCGTCAAGGTGCGGTACTTTGCGTTGATGAAATTGATTACGGCGCTCAGAATCTTTCCTGCTTACAGCGTGTATTAGAAGGCAAACCATTCTTGCTCAAAAAGAAAAATGAAATGGTTGCACCTGCTGAAGGTTTCACTATCATCGCTACTGCTAATACTAAAGGCAAAGGCTCAGATGATGGTCGTTATATGTTTACCAATGTTCTTAACGAAGCTTTCTTGGAACGATTCTTGAATACCTACGAACAAGATTGGCCACCAGTTGCCGTTGAGCGTAAGATTATCAAAAAAGAATTATCTACTCACGGTAAAGCAGACGATGAGTTTGCTGAGAAATTGGTAACTTGGGCTGATGTGATTCGTAAAACCTTTGTAGAAGGCGGAGTTGACGAAGTGATTTCTACTCGCCGTTTGGTGCATATCAGTAAGACTTATGGTGTGTTTGGTAATCGTATGAAGGCTATTGAGTTGTGTTTGAATCGTTTTGATGATGACACCAAGATGTCTTTCCTTGACCTCTACACTAAAGTGGATGCTGGTGCAAATACAGAAACCTTGATGGCACAAACACTTGAATCGCCCGCTGAATTGCCTGAACAACCAACAGAAACTAATCCGCCATTCTAATTAAGGCAATAGTGAACAAGTCTGCCGTAAAACGCTTGACTTGTTCTTCTTTATCTGTTATTATTATACATATCTGAGGTTTGAACCGCACCTTAGATTTTTTTGAAAGTGGTTCGTTTAAATAATGGAGTTTTTAATAATGTCTGCAAAGCAAAAAGTATTGTCATATTTGGCAAAAGATAGTTCCTATAACACATTGACAGCTGCTAAGATGCAATCTGTTTTCGGAATTGCAAATCCTTCAGCAACAATCAATGAGTTGCGTAACGAAGGTCACGCTATCTATTTGAATAGCCGTGTTAATGCTAATGGCGATAAGGTTTCTTTCTATCGTTTAGGCTCACCTACCAAGCGTATCGTTGCCGCTGGTATTGCTGCTCTACGCAAGCAAGGTGAACGTGCATTTGCCTAATATAAATTAGGTTTCACTAGATGAGGAGAGATATATAATAGTATCTCTCCTCTTTTTTATTTTATGGATATAATATGGAAATTCAAGTCAACATTGAAGAATTAAAGAAAAATAAACTGTTTATTGCCACTCCAATGTATGGCGGTATGGCACATGGTTTATACATTAAATCTTGCCTAGATTTACAAACACAATTTAATGCTTATGGAATTGAAACCAAGTTTTCTTTCCTATTCAACGAATCATTAATTACAAGAGCTCGCAACTATTTGGTTGATGAGTTTCTCCGCACAGATTACACACACATGATGTTCATTGATTCGGACATCCACTTTACAGCAAAAGATATTATTGCTTTAATGGCACTAGATAAAGATATTATTGGTGGTCCCTATCCTAAGAAATCTATCAATTGGGGTAATGTTGCTCATGCTGCAAGAAATAATCCAGATTTAGATCCTCGTGAACTTGAAAATTTAGTTGGTGAATATGTTTTCAATGTGGTAAAAGGAACTTCTTCATTCAATGTGTCTGATCCACTTCAAGTATTAGAAATTGGTACTGGTCATATGATGATTAAACGCCATGTATTTGATAAGATGCAAGAAGCATATCCAAATATTAAATATAGACCAGACCATGTTGGTCAAGCTAACTTTGATGGCTCACGATATATTCATGCTTATTTTGATACTGTTATTGATACTAAAGATAGTATTACTGCTGGTGGTTCTGACCGCTATCTAAGTGAAGATTATATGTTCTGTCAAATGTGGCGTAAAATTGGTGGTGAAATTTATCTATGCCCTTGGATGAAAACACAGCACATTGGTAGTTATGCGTTTACTGGTAATATGCCAGCTGTTGCACAGTATACCGGTAAGCTATGACAACAACCAGAGTTAAAGCAATTGAAGATGCTATCAAAGCGTCCCAAAATGCTACAACAGGTGGTCGCAAGTTTGATGGTGGCAAACCGCAATATGGTTTGTTACCACCTCTTGCATTAAAAGCAACAGTTGACATTCTTACATTTGGTGCTGAGAAATATGAACCTGATAATTGGAAATATGTACCAGATTCCAAACGCAGGTATTTTGATGCCATGCAAAGACATTTATGGGCATGGAAAGAAGGTGAAGTAAATGACCTTGAGTCTGGCAAACACCACTTAGCTCATGCGATGTGTTGTCTAATGTTCCTTTACGAACACGATGTTAAATATTCGCCTGACAAATAAGTTTAAATGTAGTATAATGAAGTTTCAATTACAATATGGAGTATGTTATGCAATTATCAAGTGATACAATTAAAGTATTGAAGAACTTTGGTGTGATTAATCAAGGTATCTTTTTCAAACAAGGCAAGGTTTTAAAGACCATGTCCTCTGGCAAGAACATTCTTGCTGAAGTAACAATCAAAGAAGAAATCCCAACTAACTTTGGCATCTATGACTTGAACAAGTTCCTGTCTGTGGTTTCTTTACATAGTGATAATCCAACTTTTGAGTTCAGCGACAAAGAAGTTAAGATTGTTGGTAACAAAGGTCGTAGTAAAATCAAGTATCGCTTCTGCGAACCATCTATGATTAATACACCACCTGAGAAACAGTTGGCCATGCCATCACCTGAAGTATCATTCACACTATCTGCTGAAGATTTTGCGTGGGTTATGAAGGCGTCTGGTGTTCTTGGTTCACCACAGATTGCAGTTGAATCTGATGGATCTAAAGTAACAGTTCTTGCTTTTGATTCGTCTGATAGTTCTGCCCACACCGATGCACTTGAAGTTGCTGATGGTAATGGTGATAAGTTCCGTTTCATCTTTAAGACAGAACATCTTGCTAAGTTGTTTGATGGTGCCTATGATGTGCAAATCTCATCTAAAGGTATCTCTAACTTCAAACACAAGACAGTAGAGTTACAATATTGGATTTCTACTGAAACTGGTTCTACATTCACAAAGGCCTAATATGACAGACTTTGATTACCAAAGTTTAGATATTACAGATGAGCAGTATCTTGCGGTATTAGAAATGGAAAAGTCAAAGCTATTGCACTTCTATTATAAACCGCAAGAAGAAGGCACAGGTCATTTCAACACAGCTGCTTCTGTTTTACAAATGCGTATTGATGAGATTAAATCTCAAATTTGATTTTTTATATTATATTATGAGGTATTGTGATGGAACAATTATTGTGGACAGAGAAGTATCGTCCTAAAAAAATCCAAGATTGCATACTGCCTGAACGGTTGAAAACACCGTTTCAGGAGTATGTTAATCAAGGTAAGATTCCTAATCTTCTTCTAAGTGGCGGTGCTGGTGTCGGTAAGACCACAGTTGCAAAAGCCATGTGTGAAGAAATTGGATGTGATGTAATGGTTATCAATGGTTCAGATGAATCTGGTATTGATACTTTCCGTGTTAAAATCAAAAACTTTGCTTCGTCTATGTCGCTTGCTGGTGGCCGTAAGGTCATCATTATTGATGAGGCAGATTATCTAAATCCAAACTCAACACAACCTGCTTTGCGTAATGCAATTGAAGAATTCGCAAGCAACTGCTCGTTTATTTTCACCTGTAACTTTAAGAATCGTATCATCGACCCGCTTCATAGTCGGTGTGCAGTTATTGACTTTCAATTAAAGAGCAACGAAAAGAGCCAGATGGCCGCACAGTTCTTTAAGAGAATTCAACAGGTTTTGCAAAGTGAAAATGTAGAGTATGATGACAAG